GTGAACGTGTACTTATAGGTATGCCCGGTGACCACCGGGACCGACAGGGTCGCGCCCGGCACGTCCGCGGTCGAGCTCGTCGCGGTCATCCCCGCATTCCACGTCGTCTGGAGTAGTAGACCGCGGGGTGCGGTCAACTTCCATGCGGTGCCGGTGTATTGCCAGAGGACGCCCGGCATCGTGTCGAGGGTCGATACCGCACCGGTCGGTGGCGACGGCCACTGCGACGTCCTCTGGGCGTCCGTCGCGAACCGTTGCACGGACCGGTCCCGCACCTCATTGCCCCATGACGACAAGACCGGAGTGTTCGCGACAACGTTAGCGGTGAGCGCCATTCAGTAACCCCACAGTGTGAGAGCGTCGTCCCATTTCGCGGCGGTGGTGTCCCACCGGGCGACACGGAACACGGAATCGGCGGAGAACGTCCGGAACTGGATCGTCCACCCGGTCGGTGTGACGTTCTCCACCACGCCTTGGATTTGGAGTTCGGCGACGACTTGGAACCCTTGCGCCCGTCGACGCACTTCGATCATGTGCAACGTGTCGAGCTCGAGGACCGCAGCCGCGACCGACGGCACGAACGTGCCCATGTCGACCGTGAGACCGTCGACCCGGTTCGACGCGTACGCGTAGACCGCGACGTACCGGTCAGCGATGCCGGGCGAGTCGGCGTCGTTGGCGTGAATCAGGTCGAGTCGTTGGAACGTGCGCGCCCGATACAGCGACACGGACGTCAGGTCGGAACGGGTGACGGCGGTGCCACCGGCCCGGGAGATCGTGACAACGTTCCGTATCCGGTCGCTGTCCGACGCCAGTTCAATGTCGGTGTAGCACCATTCGGAGTCGGTGGAGACTTCCGCGTCACCGAAAATGGCTTGGACGGTCGTGTAGGCGGGGTCGGAGACGAGGCCGTTGCGGTCACGGAATGTGAGGACCCCCGCCCGGTCACACCAGTAGGCGCCGCCTTCGGTGTCGACCACCATCCCGGATTCGTCAAGCGCGTTTTTCGCGAGGGTCGTCGCTTGGAGCGGGAGGGTACCGGGGTCAAACGCGGTCGGGCCGGTGTACCCGGCGTTCTGCGCGATGCGTGTCAGCCGGGCGCCCGGGTATTCGCCGGCGCCTTGTGGGGCGAGCTCGACCCCGTCGAACGCGGCGAGGGTCGACAAGTAGTCCGTCGCGTGGAACGTCACGGTGTGTTGGTCGCCCATTTCGGGGAACGTCTCGTCGATCGCGGTGACGATGCCACGGAACCGCGGATGGGTTTCCGACACGGCGGGGATGTCGACCCAGTAGACGAGGTCGATACCGACCCGGATCGCGGAGAACGTCGACGGGATCGGTGCCGCGACCCACGGCGAATACAGGCCATCCGGGTCGTTCAGCGTGACGGTGAGGGACGACGGCCGGAACCGCTCGAGCGGCGCGTCGCGGCCTTCGACGAGCGCGACGGACACGACGTCACAGGTCACGTCGGTGAGTGGTGCGGTGTCCGCCCATCCGGGGGTCGTGTCGTCCCATTCGGCGAGGTCCCAGAGGGCGACGGACTCGTCGTCGGGGTAGAAGCCGAGCGCGACGTGGGGGACGAGGCCGGAGACGGGTCCGATGGTGCCGCGGTCGACGTAGAACGTCGCCGGGGGGACGTGGGGAATGAGGGCGGTCATCCGTTCCGCCAAGCGCGACCGGCGCCACGTTCGTAGGCGCGTATCTGGTCGACGACAACCGCGCCGACTTCGTATGACGATGCGCCCGGGGAGACGGCCACGTTCACGTTGAACACACTCCCACCGGCGACGACGCTGCCACCGCTGCCGCCGGTCGACATGGCGCCCGACGTCGGGATGATCGTTTCCCCGCCGTGGACGACGGCGAGGACCGGCGCGCCGGTCGGACCGGGGACGACACCACCGGTAGCGAACCCTGGGATGTGGGCGACGATTGCCGCCGCCGACCCGATCAGACTCGCACTGATCGTCAGGACCCGGGCGCGTGCCGCGTTGTCGGCTTTCGCGTTCGTCTCGTCGAGGTCGCGGTTCGCCTGCGCGGTGTCCGCGTGGATGGACGTCGTCTTATCCGGGGGCATCCCACCGAGGAACGCAATCAGCGCGTTGACCTTGTCGATCTGTGCCTGGGTGGCGCCGGTGACGTCATGCTGTTTCGCTTCGGCGGCGGCGAGCGTGTCACGGAAATCGACAAGTCCGGGGACACCTTTATCGTGGAGCGTGTTCGCGAGGGTCTGGTCTGCGGCTTCCATCGTCATCGCGGCACCCGCCGCGTTCAGCTTCGCTTGCTCGAGCTGATTCACGGCGGACCGGTACTCGTACGACGTGGGAAGCGACCCGTTCGCGATCAGGTCGTCGACGCGTTTTTGTGCCGCTTCGACTTGCAGCGTTGCGGCTTGGTAGCCGAGGGCGCCGCCTTGCGCGGCAAGGTAGGTATTGCTGAGCGCCTGCACCGACGCGATCTGGTCGTTCGTTGCGCCGGTCACGCCTTGACTCGCGACGGCCAATTCCTCGAGCTGCACCCGGTCGGCGGCGACCGCGACCGCGTGTTCGATCTCCGCCTGTTTCGCTTCCTTCACGAGCCCGTTCACGACGCGGAGATTCGCGTCGACTTGCAACAACGCCTGACTTGTCGCGGTGAGTTGCGCCTGTTGTTGCTGCGCGCCCGGTTGACCCTCCGTGATCGCGTTCGACATTTCTTTCTGCGCGGCCTTCAACTGGTCATGTGACGCGATCAGCGAGGCTTGCTGCGCGACGAAATAGCCGAGGGAATCCCCGGACGCCTTCGCCGCGTTCTTCGTTTGCTCTCCCCACGCGGTCGCGGCTTCCGCAGCTTTCTCGTACGGTCCCGCGGAGAGGGCGATGTAGGCGACGGCGGCGACGAGGGCGGCGAGCCCGAGGGTCATGGCGGCGCCCATCGCGATTTCTGCGGCGGTCACTCCCTCGAGCGCGACGACTGCCCGCACCGCGAAGTTCTGGTACGCGCTACTTAACGTTTCGATAATCGCGTGGGTACCTCTGACCGCGCGTTCCACGTTGCTGAACACCGTGATGACCGGACCGAGCGCCGCGACGATCAACAGGAGGCCACCGACCGCGAGTTGAGCGCCTTGCGGCAGGGACCCGAGGAACGTCGCAAACTCGAGCGCCGCCTTCGCTCCGACGTTGATGGCGGGCGCAACGACCGCGATGATCGACGCCCCCGCGTTCAACAGTGACTCGCGCGCTTTCGACACTTGACCGGCGAGCGTGTCCCCATACGCCGCCGCGGACCCGCCGACCTCGGTTTGCAGTTCTTTCAGAATCACTTTCTGTGCGCCGAGGACGTCACCCGTCGACACCAGTTGTTTGATCGTCTCTTTCTGTTCGGCGGAGAACGACACACCGACTTTCGACAGGGCCGACATGCCGGCAATCGGGTCGTTGAGCGCCTTCCCGACTTTCGTCGCTGCGGACGACATGTCGATTCCCCACGCGACGGACAGGTCCGCCGCGAGGCCGGTCGCCTGATTGAAAACGTCGTTGCCTTTCCCCGCTTCGTTCCGGACGTTCGTGAACGTGAGGAGCAGGTTCTCTCCGGACTTGATGGCTTCGTCGTCGATCCCCGACTTGTTTTGGATCGACGTCGCGAGCTCGTCGACTTGTTTCGCGGTGACACCGGCGGCGCCACCGGTCGATTTGATGACCGCTTCGGTTTGCGCGGCGACTTTCTCCGCGCTGACGAGCTCCGACGCCGCGGCCTTCCCCGCCGCGAGGAGCGGCAACGTGATCGCGCCGGACATCGCGAGCCCGGTCTTTTTCATGTTCGTCGAGAGACGCGAGTACGCGGCGTCGGTTTCTCTCGCGGCGGCTACCGCCCGGGTCGAGTCGCCGAGGAACCGGACGACGACGTCGAGCGCCGCCATCTACCGCCGCCGTTTCGCCGACGCGCGCATCTCCGCCCGTTTCCGGGCACGTTCCTCGTCGCGCAACACTCCCGCCATTTCCTCGAGGAGCCCGTACGGGTAGCGGTCCATTACGTCTGCTGGGCCGATGTTCCAGACACGGCCGACAAGGGCGGCACTACGCCAGTAGCGCCGCCTTGCACTTCCGGGGCTTGTTCCACAATGTCAAGGTCCCCGATTTTCAGGTCGAGGGCCTGTTCGTAGGTGTAGTCCGGGTCGGTGCGCCGCACGGTGAGCCATGCGAGGGCGGCGGTTTGACGGAAGTTGAACCCGGCCGAGTCGGGGTCGCCCGCCACTTCGAGGGTTTCGGCCATGTCGCGGAGCGTCATCTCCGACACGTCGACCCTGATCTTCGACGGCGTCTCCGCGGGGAGCTCCGCGGGAATCTTGTCGGCGGTCATAGCCGGGCTACCTCTCGTTCCGCGGCGCTGGTCATGGTCCGGGCGAACGCGTCGGGTGCCGCCGCGACCGCGTTCGCGACGGCATGGGTGCGGCGTTCGATCTTGCGGGCGTAGGGGAGGTTCCCGCCGTACTCGACGGCGCCGCCACCCGCGACCGGGGTCGCTTTGACGGTCGAGACGAGCCGGCCGGTCAGGACCGGCACCGCGGCCCGAATGTCAGACGCGGTGCGTTCCGCCTGGCGTAACCCTTCTTCGCGGCTGGCGCGTTCGAGCCCGGCCGCGAGTTGCGCCAGGCCACGCACGACCGCCGACGCGTCAACCTCGACGGAGATGTCGTCGCTCATGACGTCGCGAACACGGGCGTGCCCTGCACCGCAAGGACGATGTCGACCGCGTTCGGTGCCCCGGGTGCGCCGGAGAAGAACGGGAACGCCTTCAGGATCGCGTTGCCGGTCATCTTCGGGTTGTTGGTCCCGGCGACCGCGGTGTCGGGCCGAAACTCGAACGGGACGACGGTCCCGACCAACGGCCGCAACGCGCCCCACAAACCGTTGGCGGCGGTGTACGACAGATACGACGACGCGGTGATCGTCCACACTTCCGCCTTGTATGACGTGTAGGCGCCGCAGAACGTCTCGATCGTATTCTCGTCCTGATCCGGCGATACCTCGATGTTCTCCGCCGCGCAGACGATGGTGACGAGGTTCGCGACCGCGCCGACCGAGAGATAGGGCTTGACAGGGATAAACGGTGCTGCAGTGACATCGACGGTCGGCATGAGTTCCTCCTACGGGAGTGTGATTGAGAGTTGACCGGACGGAAGTTTGAACAGGTTCGACAACGGCACCGCGACCGAGCTCGTCAACGGCCCGTACCATTTGCAGTTCCCCGCGGACGCGGCGTCCCACAGCGAGACGTGCGACACGGTTTCCGCCGCCGCCGCCGGTGACGGCCATTGCACGTCCGCGGTGTTCGTCCGCGCTCGAGCGGCGGCGGTGCCGAGACTCGCGGCGACACGGGTCGGGAACGCGACGGAGACGGCGGCGGTGCCGGCGTTCGTCGGGTTCGCGGTGTGGAGTTGCGCGTACATTGCGCCCATGCCGTCGAGTGCGGTGTTCGCGGCGGCGTCGGTCAGGTTTGCCATTACGACTCCTTGAGGTCGGGGACCGGTTGGTGCCAATCCCACGGCGGCGGTTCGGGCGGCTGGTACAGGCTGTCCGGCGACCAGCTAGGCGGGTCGGTGGGGCGGAGCCCGTACCGGTCGACGTCGTCGTCGGGTACGTCGGCTTTGATGAGGTCCGGTGCGGCGTGATCTATCCACGGGTTGACGTAGGCGGTCGTCCACTGGGCAGCAGTGTCGACGTCGCCGGTTGCCTGGTTCGTGGGTGGTGCCGGGATGCCATGATCCGCGCACACCAGGTCATGCCAAGCGCGGAAGTCGTTTTCGTCTTGGAACGCGACCCACGTCACGGGAGCGTCCATTTCGTCCGTAGATAACCTTCGACCTGTTGGCGTTCCGTCGTCGTCAACACGCGCAGATAGATCACGACTTCCGCGATTTCTCCGACGGTGTTCGCGACGTTTGACGCCGCGTCGTACGCTCCGATGAGTTGCGGCCCGACCGACGCGGTGTGTCCAACTTGAGTGCGGGTCGGGGTGACCGTCGCGCCGTCCTTGTAGACGGTGGTCAGCGGCCCGGTCGGGTTACTGACCGCGGTGTAACTGTTCCATGTGGCGCCGCCGGGCGTGGTCGGGGTTCCCGCCGTGGTGCCGGGCGGGCTGAGTGTGATCGTCCCGATGTCCATGTACCAGCCGCGTGCACCGAATTGTGCTGGTCCGGATGCCATCCACACGCTGTTCGATTGGGTGGCGAGCGTCGATTTGACGACCCCGAAAATGGTTGCGCCGCCACTCACGAAGTCGAGGTCGGTGGCGGCTCGCGCCAGGTTCCGGTTGTTCGCGGGGAAACTGAGTGTGTTGTGTCCGTTGCGGGTGGTGCTGCCGGTGACGGGTTGCGCGCCGCCGGTGGCTTGCACGAACGTGCGGGCGTTGCCCGACTTGTCGGTGATTTGTGTCACCGAGCCGGCGGTCGCGCTGATCGTCGCGGTGTCGGCGGCGTCGATCCACAACGCGAGTCCGGTGAGGTCGGTCGGTAGGAACACCCCGGCGACGGTGGAGCCGGTCGCGGTGAGCGTCCCCGCAGACGCGAGCGTCGCGGCGCCAGTTTTCGGGACCGCGATCGTCGTCGCTGTGACGGTGAGCGTCCCCGCAGACGCGAGCGTCGCGGCGCTGACCGACGTCCCGGTGGTCGATCCGGTGACGGTGAGTGTCGCGGTGGAGACGAGGACCGCGGCACCCGACCGGGACGCGAACGCGGACGTCGAACCAGCAGCGACGAGGACGCCGGTCGCGGTGAGAGTCGCGCTGCCGGTGGAGATCGGTGCGGCGAGCGGTTCCGGGACCGCGATCCGGACGTCGATCGACAGCCGTGCCGCGAGGTACCTGACCCCGCCGATCTCGAACGGTCCCGGAGGGAGGACCGTCGCCTCCGGGAACCGGCCATCACGCAACCGGTTGAGCGCGACGGCGACCATCGTCTCGAGTGTCTCGATCCCGGGCGCCGGTTCGATCCGCCCCGCGATACACACCACATCCAGCCGGACGGTCTGGACACAGAACGTCGTCGGGACCATCCACGGCGTCCCCCACACCAGCAGATACGCCGGCGGTGTCAAACTGTCGACGGTGTCGACGAGGACCGTCGCGTCCTCCGGGTAGACCCCGTCACCTTCGAGGGCGGCGCCGACACTCTCACGGAGCTCGGAGAGTGCCGACGTCGTCACGCGATACCGAATGTGCGGGTCAGCGGGATCAGGTTCGCCGCGTGCCTGGAGAACCCGTCCCGGGGTGCGGCGAGGACGCCGGTCGCGTCGAATCCCACGACCC